AGGTCGAAGCACACCTTGTCGCCGACCTTGACCGTCGTGGGCACGAACACGCCAGCCTCGATCGAGCCGGTCGCGTTCATCGCGGTAGCGTAGGTGCGCCCCGGACCAACCGCGACGACATTCGCCCATCGCGTCTTGCTCTCGTCACCCGGGAGGATCAGCCCTGCCGGCGTAACATCCTCCGTGATCTGCTCGGCAATGACGATGTCTTGGAACGGTTCAACAGGAAACGTCATAGGATCGGCCCCATGTCAATGAACCCCGCGCGCGAGGATGCGCCCGGAAGGTTCAGGTCCATCTCGATATGCTGCGTGTTGTTGCGCTTGATCGTCGCCTTGCTCTCGCGCGCATTCTCCACCGTCGCAGGTTGCGGCGATGCGCCGAACATCGGCGCGCACGCCACCGCGAGATTCGTGACGATTGCTTCTTCGTAACCCGGAGGCAAGCTAACTGTGGTCGTCAACGCCATCCCGTTCGGCATCCGACGCCATACCGTAACCTTCGCCGTGTATGCGGCCGACGGAGCCGGATAGAAGTACAGCGTCGCGTCAGGCATCCCCATTTGCACGTAGCACATATCGGGAATGCCGGCCACCGACTTGTAACCGATCTCGTCGTAGTTCGCCTTCGAGACCATCCGCATGTCGTAGTCAACGCCACCGACCGTTACGGTTACGCCGTCGACGCGCACCGGGCGCCCGCCCGCGAGCAGCGCGGTCGAGTAGCTCGCGACGCCTGCGGATAGCGTCAGCGACTCGTCATATCGCTCATACACCGCGAGCCCCTCTGCGCTCCACGAGTCCATCATGCGATTCAAGCGGCGCAACATGATCTGCGCGTCCGCATCGGACAACGCCGAATCGGACGCAAACACGCCGATCTCGGCCGCTGCATCCTCGATCAAGTCGCGCGCGGTCGTCATGCCGCCACCTTCCTCGCCTTGATAGTCTCGGCCCGCGCCTTCTCACGCATGGCCTTGAGCTCATCTTGCGACGGATGCGACGACGGCATCCCGAGTTTCGCCATCGAATCGCGCCATTCGCTGCCCGCCGACGCCAGATCATCGGCCGACTCGAACACCTCAGATTCGACCGTCACCCCATCTGTCGCCATGCGGTAGTAGATCGCAGGCCACGGCTTGTAGGTGTACACCGGCTCGTCCGCGCGCTCGCCCGTCGCCGGGTCGATCGGCCCGTAGTAGACGTGTCGCGGAGGCTTGTAACTCGACGTTGCCATATCATCTCCTAAGTGTTGGGCGGGGCGAGCCCGAAGGCCCGCCCCGCACTGCTACGTTACGCGCCGATCAACTGCACGGCCTGTTCCGGGTAGGGCGTCGCCCACCCGTAGAGCACGTCCACGCGCGTTCCGACGGTGTCCGTCGACATGGCGTATTGCCGCGCCACGCGAAGCGACATACCGTTGTACGACTTGCGCGCGCCCCACGTCCCGAACCGCGAGACGTCCTCGATGTCGATGCACCCGAGCGTGAAAGCGTCCTTGTGCCACGCGATGTTGCGGACATAGGCCGTGTTGGCCGTGCCGACGACCGTAAGGGCCGCGTTGTCCGCAGGGGCCGCGTTGACGTTCTGGAACGCACCAGCCGAGATGATCGCCGGAGTGACGACGGCGGTCAGGTTGCCCGACGCATCGGACGCCGCATCGGCGGTAACACAGAACTGCATCAGCACGCCGGTGTTCTGGCGCGTGACCGGGTTCACCGCAAACACGTTCGCGATGGTGAAGATATCGCCAGCCTTCAGGCGGTTTGCCGCCGCCGCCGTCCAGCCGTCCGTCACAAGGCTCGTCGTGTTCGCCCATCCCGACGTGAGCCCTTGCGCTGCGCCGTTGACAAGCGGCGTGCCACCGAGCGGCCCGGTCGTGTGCCGGTTCACGTTCTGCGACATGCCGATCTTCAGCCCGACGGTATTGGTACCGTCGACGAACACCGCATCCTTGAACTGCGAGGAAATCAGGCGCGGGTCGTTGAAGAAGCCCGTCATCGCGCCGACAAGCGAAGCGTTCGACGTCTCGTCGATCGCAAGGTACCGCTCACCGTCGCGCGGCGTCACGAACCGATCGAGCGCCTTCCCGCAATCGAACAGAAACGAGGCGTTGTTCGGCGACGTTCCCGCAGTGCCGACCAGCGCACCAACCGAGTTCTTCGCCTGCGTCAGCCCATCGTAGTCGATCTGCGCCGCCAACTGAATCATCTTCGGCCGGATCACACGCGCCACGAAGTCCTCGACCTTGAGCGTCATGTCAGCGGTCGTAAACGACGTGTCGATGTGCTTCTGCGCGTTGATGACCAGCGGGATCGACGTCTCGGTGTAGTCCTGCGCCGAGAAGCTGGCGCCGGACGTCACCGTGAACCGCGCCGGCCGACGGATGTTCAGCGTGTCGCCGATCTTGCCGCCTTCGTTGGCGAACTTGTCGTCGTACTTGCGGGAGACGTGCTTGGAGAACACAAGCGCGTTCTCCAGTTCACGCAGCGTAGCCGACGTGAACGTGTTGGGATTCTGAAATGCGTTTGCCATGACTGAAAACTCCTGCTATGAAAGGTTCTTCTCGGCCCACCGGAAATATGCCTCCGGGTCCTCCGGTGGCTCACTCGCCGCGCCACCCTTGGCGCCAGCGGGTTTGCCCGGAGCGGGCGCATTGGACACTCTCACGGAAGTAGAGCGCAGTTCGTGTTCGATCTTGCCGATCATCTTGGCCTGCTGCAACGGGTCCATCATCGCGATATTCCGCGCGCGTTCCGGGTCTTTGCCAAGCGCGTAGAGGATAGCGGCCGGGTTGTCTGCGGTAGCAATCGCGCGCTCGAGGATCGGCGACGACGGAATGTCGGCAATAGCTTCCATCGCATCGTCGAAGTCCTTCGCCTGCGAGCGGAACTTGGCCGTCGAATCAGCAATCGCCTGCAAGACACTGTTGCGCTCGCGCAGTTCATGCTCCGCGCGTTGCTGCTCGGCGACCTGACGCTGCATCGCTTCCAGTCTGCCGACCATCTCCTTCGTCGCGCGGTATGATGCCCGCGCTTCGATATAGGATTCGTAATCGTCGAACTGGTCGCGCTTCGGTGCGCCGTCGCCGTCCTGCTGCTGCTGCTGCTGCCGCGACGCGCGCCGCAACTCGTCTAGCTCCCGCTCTACCCGTTCCCGCGCTGCCCTCTCGGCATACTTGTCCCGCGTGAGTTCGTCGAAGCGTTGCTGCACCCTGCTTGCAGCGCGCCGCGAACGCTCCTGACGTTCACGCAGGATTCGCTCGTTCTTCTGCTCGTCCGTTTCCGTGTTTTCCGTCGTGTCCGCAGCGACGTTCTGCTCCGCGTCCTGTTCCTGCTGGACGGGAGCTTCGGACTGTTCATCATGCGCGTATTCAGTCGCGCCGTTCTGTTCCTGCTCGATTTCAGACATGGTCATCACCACGAATATGAACCCGACGTTCCGCGTCGGTGCGGGTTATTGCTCATCGCCCGCTTCCAGCCGGGCGTAGAACTCACGATCCGCGCGCTCGCGTTCGTCGCGCTCACGCATGTACTTTTGTCGCAACGCACGCAACACCGCGCCGCCCGATGGCGAACCGCTCGCTTCCACCACGTCACCGTTCGCATCAATCGGCATCACCTGATTCCAGACACGAATATCTCGCACCCACGAGATACCTTGAGCGCCGACCCCGTCGTGGTGGGACTGAATGCCAATCTTGTTCGACGACCAGTTACTGACCTTCGCCTCACTCGCCGTATTGGCGAACATCACGCCATCGATGTACCCTTTGATGGCGACCATGTCGGCAGGGAACGTATATGCCTGCTTCGGCGGCGGGCCGGACGTGATTGAAGGGCCGCCATTCGTCACGCTCCAAACCGTAGGCCACGAACCGATAACACCAAAGGTGCCACCATAGCCGCCGATGCTTGCGTAAGCATTCCCGGCGTAGTTACCAACGTTGATCGGCGCATCCACCGGGGTCGACCTCTCTACCTGCCACACTCGTGATTTTTGGCACGCCACTGTGAACGTGTTTTGCGGCACCTTCCCGTCATTGTCGAACGTCAGCGCATCCGCATTGCGCGTGACCGCAGCGCTCGTCGTCGGAATATGCGTGCCCATCGGCTGACTGCCGTTGTAACCCGCCGTCACTACATCCCCGCCCCACGCATAGACCTCGTCCCCGCTCGTCACGATCCGCACGCCGAAGTCTTCGTCGGCCAGCGTCTGCGCGATCGGGAACCGCGTCCAGTCTGCGCCGACCGCCACCGTCGTCCAGCCGGCGCCGCCGTCGATCGTTAACTGGATGTTCCCGCCGCCGGTCTTGCGCTTCAGCCAGAGAGAGCCGTTCTTCTGCGCCGACGCGACGACGCCCAAGTCCTGAATCACCGTCGCGTTCGCCGCCGTCGCGGTCAGCGTGTCCGCCGTCGTGGCGCCGTCCGGCGCGGCCGTGCTGTCCGCCGTCACCGTGACGTTCGTCTTGACCCACGCGGCGTTGCTGAAGTCCTCGGAGTAGAGCAGGCGATTGGTGAACTGCCCCTCCGCGAGATAGCCAAGCAGGACGGAATCGGAGATCGGCGCGCCGATCCCCTCGCTCACGACATTCGACGCAACGCTGTTCCCGTTCGCGGTGTCGAAATACTTGACGCCGTCCG